ATTGCATCGATAGCATCTAAGTTAGCGTTTAACTTTTGTCCCCAGTTGGTAGAAACATCTAGCTCTGGTTTAGTTAAAGATAAATTTGTTGTTGTAGTATCTGCCATTACGCTGAAGCCTGCCTATCTAATTCTGTCCATGTTCCTGCTGAAACCGTTTGTTCTGTCCAAGTTGGAGTAGCAACTGTTTGTTCTGTGTAAGTTGCAGCAGCAACATCTTCTGGCTCCCATTTTAAACCACCAAGAGAAACAAAACTACTTGTTCCTGATACATCTGCTGTTGATGTTCTTAATACTGAACTAGCAGACACTAGAGCAGATACACCTTCTACATCGGAAGCACCTAAGAAAACTATTCTTGGTGTAGCTGCTAGGCTAGAAACTGCCGATATAGTAGAAGCACCTAAATCTATCTGTATACCAACAGCGACAATACTTGTCGTGCTTATAGTAGCTGCATCGCTGTTAAGTATTTTTAAACCGTCAGCAGATACGCTAGAAGCAAGACTAACAGCACTAGCACCTAGATTAATTTTACGACCATCAGCAGTAAAAGCTGATACACCTGTAACAGCTACCGCACCAAAATCGTATTGAAGATTATTCCAATTAGACTTGTTGTAACGTCCAAAATTATAGGTTTGTTCGGACATTACTCTACGTCAGGGTTATATCTACGTCACCTGCGTTAAATCTAAATACATCTCCTGAAGAGACAGTTTTTGAAGTTGTTAAGTTTGCGTATGCTAATAAATTACCGCCTGTGCTGGCATCAAATATACCTACGGCTACAACCGTTCCGTAATTAGCAGTTGCAGTTGGATATTCTACAGCAGCAGAATTAGTTGCTAATGTGCCTGTTCCTGATACAGAAAAAGCCATTGATTGTCTAGCATAAGCACCACCAGAAACTTCAGTCCCACCACCAGTATCAGATGGAGCTACAGTAAATAAAGCAGCATACACGGTTGTTGGTGAAGTGTACGCTGTGTTTGTAAAAACGTGCTTTAATAAAGCATCTTCTAAATAATCAGTAAATCCAGACATTTTTTCCTCTAATTAGAATCCATATAGTATATATTCTTTTTAGCTCTTCCGTAAGTTCTTCTTCTTTGCATCAAAGAGCCTTTACCAAATTCTTTTCTTTCTTGTTGCATCCTTACTTCTTCTAATGCTTTTTCAAATAATTGACTAAACATTGTTACTCTTTCATCTTCCATCAAGAATATAGAAGCATGTTTTAAAGCACCGTATAAATAAATATCAGGGTGATTATCAAGTACAAAGTTAGTTGTATTAGAATCACTTAGTGCATCAACCTTTGCATAATAAGTTAATTGTACTGTGTATGCTTGATCCGGTGTAGGAGCAAATTCCATTGTTTTATCTACTAAAGAAAAGTAAATAGGTTGACCAGTTGTATTGTCATTTGATGCTCTATATAAATCTAGTGATTCAATAGATTGTTGCATCAACGGTTTAAAATCATTTGATGTAACTTCTACATTTATAGCTTGTAACCAATCAGTTGGTAGCGATAAATACTGAGCATCAGCAGTTGCCGTAGCTCTTTTAACCATGTCAGCAGTTCTTAATCTTCTGTTAAGTTCGCCTTCGGTTTGGTCAATAAACATATCAATATCAGATGTTAAATCTGATCTATTAAGAAAACTTGCTATGTTTGTTTTTAATTCTGAATAATTCATACTTTGCCTTGCCAAGTTCTAAAAACTTTATTATCTGGATCGTTCAGCCACTTCTTCCATTTAGCTTTATCTTTGACCCAGCCTTCTCGCATCGCCTTTTGATATATTACCATAGGAACTTCTGCAACATGCCTAAAATCTTTTCCGGGTTTGTTTTCTGCAAGGGCTTTGCAATGCTCTATAACTGGTTGTATGTCTTGTTTTGTATGATAAATAATTTTGTCATCTTCAGTAATAAACTCTGAAGTTGAGCCAGTCTTTGAGTCTATGAGAGTTCTTTTTGCCATTTTATAAAAAGGGAGGGTTTTACCCCTCCCTAATTATTTATGCTTATGATGTGCTTAAGTCAGCAACTACACCGTGTGCAGCTTCATTACTTACTTCTAGCCCATATTCAGCAACGATCATTTTAGTTTCAGCGTCACCGATTGTAGCAATGTCAATAGTTTCAAAGTTTCTTAAGTAAGATACTTTAGCAAACTCAGGATCAACTAATAGAAGCGATCTCTCTCTTGATCTGTTGGAAGGAACTATTTTTAGTTCTCCAAAGTCAGAAGAGTAGATAGCTACTGAAGCTTCTACTGTGTTTGCGTCTACGAATTGCCTAGCTTGTGATCTACCAGTAAAACCAGAGATGACTTGTTTGTTGTGCGGACCAACAATAGCCATGTTTGGTTCAGCTCCGTTAGAGAACATAAGCTCTAAAACATCTTTTAAAAGAGTTTCAGTTAGAGCTCTTTGAGTTCCATCTGTAGGAGCAGAACCACCACCTGTAGAAGCACCATTAGTTCCTCTTGAGTCATTAGAAGTAATCCAAGACTCGAAACCACCTGTTACTCTTGCAGTAGTAGCATTACCTGTAGTTTTAGCACCTTTTTGACATAGAGCTTCTTCCATGTCTCTTTTAAGTGCTTTAGCCATGATAGCTAACTGGTGAGCCATTTCTGATCTCTTACCAGCAGCGTCAGACGCTTCTTGCGAACCTGTTACAGTTGCATCTCTGTATGAGATTTGACATACGTTACTTACCCTTGAAGTGGCAGTTGAAGCAGCTCTTGAAAGTTCAAAACCTTCTAACTGTCCAGAACCACTTGGTGTAGGTAATGATTCTGTTTGCCAATCAAATACCACATTTTTTACATTTCTAGTTCCGATTGAACTCATAAACGGAGTTTGCATAGGAGAGATGTTGTAAATAATATTACTTAAATCTTCTCTGTCAGCAGTAGCCGTATAAGTATCAAACGCATTTGTGACTTTCGCCATAATTAACCTCGTTAAATAAGTTGTTCAAATACTTTAGCCGCATCTGAAACCTTTCCAGATTTAGCTAACCTTTGTTTTGCTTTCTTAACAGGCGTTACCGTTTTGTTTTTAGTTACAGCTCCGGGTCTTGCTACACGGGACTTAGCCTTTTGTGTAGGTTTCTTTTTAGAAGCTTCTTTGGTTTTGTCATATAACCATGCTTTTCTCAAAACATTTAACAATCTCCAATCGTACACTTGACTTAACTCTTCTTGAGTAAACTCTAAAGAATTAATTGCATATTGACTTATTTCAGCTTTCTCAGCCTGAGCTGTTTCAGCTTTTTGCCATTCGGGAACAACTTCTAAAAGTCTTTGCTCACCAGCCTTAACAGATTCTTTTAGTTCTTCCATCTGTTTTTCGTACTGTTCCTGTTGTAACCTTTTTTGTTCAGCTTCAACAGCAGCTAGTTTCTCTTTCTTTTGATCCCATCTATGCTTTTCTCTAGTGTATTCTAATGGGTCTTGTTCATATAACTCATCCCAATTCGGCTCTTCACCGAAAACACTTTGTAACTGTTGTTCCATTTTTGGTAACAGTTCTGTATAGATCGCATCTCTCTCGGTAACTTCATTAAGTTTTTGTTGTAGAGTTTTTTGCTCTTCCGCTAACTTCTGAGTTTTGCGAGTGTAATCTTGCTGACGAGAATAGCCGTTGCGTAGTTCATCGAGTGTGACCTCTTGTTCTATACCATCTATTTTGACAGTATAAAGTTCAGGTTGCTCTTGTTCTTCCTCAACTTCTGTTTGTTCTTCGTCTTCATTTTCTGTTTCTTCATCGTCATCTTCCAACTCGTCTTCCGACTCATCTTCAAATTCTTCTTCCAAAACATCTTCTTCGGGAGATTCTTCAATCTCCTCGACTGTTTCTTCTTCGATCGGTTGCTCTACTTTTTCCTCTTCAGGAGTAAGAAAACCCTCTAAGGCTGAAACAGCTTTATCCATTTCAGTCTGTAAAGCAATCGGCTTTGCGTTATTGCTCATAAAAACCTCCAAGTTTTAGAATATTTTATACTAAGGACGGATATTATCCAATGCTACGTATTTTATTTATGTGTGTTTTTGTAAGTTTGCCTTTCTCAACAATGATGCGTAAATGCTTTTCTATCTCAGGAATAAGCAATATGGCTTTGTGTAATGATTCTCTTAAGTCTTTTTCTTCTTCAGTTGTACTGCTTAACCAACGAGTAACGTAATCGTTCTTTAAGTTCTTAAGTGCTTTCTGAAAAATGTCGCTGTCTAATATTTGTTCTGCCTGTGCAGACTCTACTACTTCTTCGTGTGTTGCCATTAAAATAAACTACTATATGCGATTGGTAGTAGTAAGGATATGATGATTCCTGCTATCCACCATAATCTTTGTGAATGTGCTTCCATTAATGCTTCGATACGGTCAAATCTTTCGTAGGCGTTTTTCCAGCGTTCACCGCACACTTGTTCATGGGTTTCTATCTGGCTTGCTACTTGATTCACAGTTGTTCTCGGCATTAATAACTCCATACAGTTGGTCTTACTTTGTTATCTTCTTCAGATGCTATATCTAAGTGAATAAAACGGCTATTGCCTTTTTGATTCACACCGATACCAGTAAAACCATATTTCTCTGCATTGGCTATAATTTTATACGCTTGTTCCCCTCGACACAATATATCTACCGCAAGCCCCATAGCATGCGTTCCTAGTCTTGGTTTTTTGATTTCTGCAGGATGTTCCATACAGCGATAACCAGAAGTAATAACAAATGGAAAGCCTAGATCAGATCGTAATGCTTGCAATCTATCTATCAAGTCATAATTAATATTATTTTCACCGCAATGCGAACAAGCAAATTCATCTAGTTCAAAGTTTTTCCAAGACATTAGTTTCCCTTTGTTACTTTTTCTTTTTTTTCAAAAGTCCTGAGTCCTGCCATTCCTAGCATAGCCATGAGTATGGTTGATAATTGACTAAAATCAAACTCTGGTAATTCAACCTGAATCCCAGCTATACCAATAGCAAATTGAATCATAGGTGCAAGAATGAAGTGATACATCATAGCTAAACTACACACCCAGCCAACACTCGGTCTCCAGCCAGCTACAAACCAGTTTTTACTAGCTGCTTCTATTTTATTAACTTCTATCTGAGCAAGGTTAGCAGTTTGTAATTGTGTCTTGAGTTCATGTTCCAGTTGCATTTTTAGGTTTTTATCTGCAACAAATTTATTTAGTACGCTGCCTGCAATACCAACAACTGAGTTTGTAATAGGGTCTGGCATTAGTCTTTCCTCTTATCTTTTTGATTTGCTTTAGCTATTTTATCTTTTTCTATTAAGTTTGGCACACCTAGAATAGTTTTTAAAAGTATGTCTTGTCTAATGATTTCATTATCAACAGAACGCACTCTATCAATTAACTGAATTAGTATTTGTGTTTGGGAATCTAATTTAGAGTCTAATCTTTTCTCTACAGCTTGTAACGACTCATTTATTTTATCATCAACTACGTCTACTTTTTGCTCCATACCGTTGACTATTTTATTCAGTAACTTCCATAAGAAAAAACCTAACCCAAGCGTAGCTGCTATAGGAAAGCCAACCTCATTGATTATAGTTACAATTTCATTCATAGCCTTTGACGAAGGCTAGATTATTTATGCTTTTTTTGTACTTCGAACTCAGCGTCTAAAGAAGCTCCTTTATGTGGAACAAACTTACCTTCGTGTTTCATAAGTTTATAAGTTTTACCGCTTTTCATAAAGTGATAACCCTTTGGAGCTTTAACTTTCTTTTTCATTTTTTCTTCTTAGTATTTTTTTTCTTTTTAGATTCTCTAAGTTTTTTAAAATCTTCAGCAGTTATCTTATTTCTAGGTTTAGCAACTCTAGCGATTCTTCTTTGCCCTGGTGTGTATTTAGTAAAAGGCATATTAGTAGCTGTACTTTCTAGCTTTAGGTTTTTTCTTTTTCATAGTTGGCTTTTTAGCTGGTTTCTTTTTCATTTTCATTTTTTACCTCGTTTTGATGGTTTTGGTCTAAGTAAATCTGCGTCGGCTTTTCTAGCGCCGCCCTGACCTGTGGCAAAAGATCGAACTCGTCCTGCGGCCCATTGATGCGCTCCTACGCCTGGTCTTGACCCACTTGAATAATAAGCGCCCAAGCCTCTTTTGTAAACTTTTTCAAGAGTAGCTTTAGATATGCCGCTTGATTTGTGATACTTGTCTATAACTGCTTGCTTACTTGACATCTTTAGATCTTTCTTTAGATATTTGATTCATTTGTTTTGCTGTTAATTTACCAGCTTTGTAAAGCTCAATGGTATTGAGTATTTCTCTTTCTCTTTTAGATTTATTTTTTGACCCTTTTAAATATTTTTTGGGTACGCCTTTTCTAGTTTTTGCGACTGCTCTGAACTTTCTTGCCATCTTTTTTACCTTTAATAACTTCCGCTTCCGCGACTACTTTAACTTTTGCTTTCTGCATTACCATTTTACTTTATGACTCCAATATCTAGCTGAAAAGAAATCTGGGTTTGGGTCTTGTGCATTGTGTCTTGCGTAATAAGACCTACGCCTAGCTTTATCTCTTTGTGTTTTTGGGTTCTTGCCTGCGCCTTTTACACCTTGTTGACCAAAGCGAATAAGTTTTGTTTTATCGCCTTTTTTAGCGACTACAACGTGAGACTTAGTTGGATGACCAGGTGTTTTTTTAGCTTTGTTGTATTCGCTTACACCTGCTGCTTTTAACTTTGGATCTTTTGCCATTAGTGTATTGTTTGTTCTCTATAATAAATTACTTCGGAATCTTTGGAAATAGTCTCATCGCATAAGACCTGCATAATCTTCAATGCTTGGTCAAATGATTTTGCTTTGAGTTCGTAAGCGCTATAAATAGTATCGCCTGCTAAAACTTCTAAATCGTAATACTTATCTGGTTGGTGGCTCATTACTGAATAATCCTTGTGCTTGTACTTTAGCCGCTTCTCTAATCATTTCGCGGTCTCTTTCCATAATAGCATTGATTTCAGCAATGTTAAGTTGTGCGCCGTATTTTGCCTGTAATTCGAGTGCTTTTAGGCGTATTTGTGCTTCTTCAATATCCCTAACCCTATCGTCATCCATGATAATTTTCATCCTATCGGTCTCTGCGTCAATGACTGCTTTCTGCGCTTGTACTTGAGCTTTCTGAGCTTCAGCTTGCGCGAGCAGTTCAGTAGGATCTGGTTTAGGCGGTTGCGGTTGCATTGGCGGTACTTGCGTATTGATAAAGCTAGTAACGTCTTTGAAGCCTGCCATCTCAATAAGTTTAGATAGCGTGTTAGCGTATTGTTGTAAATTAACCAAAGGATTGTTTGGTCCAAGTTGTTGAAGTATTTGTTCTTGTTTGTTAGCAAACGCTGAGAGCGCTGCCATCTTTTCTTCATCGCTAGTTTTAGATATACCAACGTTGACCACTATATCTTTGTTACCGTCCCAAAATCTTGGATCAACAGGAATAAATTGGTTGTTAAGTCTAAATACGTCTTGCGCGTCTTGGTGTTTGATAACTAAGTTATTAATTAAACTGTATAAAGTTTTCAAACCGCCTTCGGCAAAATGACGGCAAATAAGCTCTATTCTGCCTTGCGCTGCTGACATTGTTGCAGTTACCGCAGCTTTGGTTGATGATTGTAAAGCGTCGGCGTTTAGGCCTGCACTAGCTCTTGATACTCCTGTTCTGTTTTCTTTAGCATCGTCTAAGTAACCAAGCACAGGGAAAGCCTCTCTACCAACAAACGGTGTTGTCAGTTGTTGCACCATACC